AAACAAGCCGCTCCATTGATCGCTGTGCATTGTCCAGTGCGTCTTGTCGCTCTGTCTCGTCCATGTCCGACAGGTCCAGTTCAGTCAGCCGCAGGGGAAGCAGTCCGGCATACGCCAGCTGCCGATTCCGCGCAGCCCTGTACTTCACCGTGATACCGGAGACCGGGAGCGTTGTACTCCCGGTTCCGATGTTTATCAGCCTTTCAGCTTCATTCATGCTACAGCTGCTGTGCGCTCAGGCTGTTGGTAAAAACAATATCACCGAGAGTCAGGATGGTAAAGTTGATAGACTCTCTGCGCTTGCCCCATGTGGCAATGTTCGTGTCATGCTGGTTGATGTACATGGCCGTGATCGGGATGTTTATCTCTCTCTCAGCCGCGCCAGCCCCACCGTTGTTCCAGACAAGCGAACCGCTGATTGCTGTACTAGGCGCGTCAAGGAAGTCTTCTATGGTATCATCCATACCGAGTTCAACCGTGAGCTGTTTGGTTCTCTGACCGCTTCTGAACAGGGTATTCACATTCGGTGCATCACTGCACATTCCAACGTCCGAATCGTCCACCGGATTATCCATGCTGAACGTGGTGCTGTTCGCGCAGGCTTCAACGCTGTTCAGTGTCACAGTCAGGTCTTTCCAGTCAACCAGATCCGGCATATTCAACGTAGGAGCCGTGCCCGGGATGGATTCAACAAGGCTCTGACCAGCCCAACTGACCATGAACTTCGGCCTGCCCTCGGATTCGCCGGAGAGGGTGGAGTTGGTAATGACGCAATTCGTCACGGTTCTCAGGAAGTCGCCGCCTTTGAAATTCTCATAGTAGTAGTAGATGGTCAGATACTTCAACTGGTCAGCGAGTGCGATTGTATGAGTGTACGGTCCTGATCCGGCATTGGAATCATCCCCGCCGTAAGCCCCGATTGCAAGCAGTTCCTGATGCTCATAAGACATCAGCACTTCAAAGGAACCACTTATCTTTGTTGCCCCAGTGGTGACACTCTCTGCATCAACGTCCATCGTTTCGTCAAGGTTCTGGTCAGCCGCGAAAGCGATATTTGCAGAACCGGCAACGGGCTTGAAATACCGCGCAGTTCCGGGAGTGCCGTCCCAGCTTGTACCGGAAGCAACGGCCTGCAATGCCCAGCCGACCTGCGTTGCTCTTCCGATCATGTAGTCGCCACGTGCCATTACTTCTCACCTTCCTTCTTTGCAGCAGGCTTGTGCTTGCGTGGTTTTGGTTTCTTCTCCGGTTCGGGTGCAGGATCGCAAGCATCTTTCCAGTGGTGAGGTTCATAAGTCAGCAGGTAGTTATACTCTTCCTCGCTCTGACACACATGAATATCGCCGATGCTGTACCGCTTCAACCCTGCCGGTGTCCTGTGTCTGCCCTTCTGGTTGATCTTTTCGACTTTCCACTGCTTGTCCATTATCGCTCCCTTCAGCTGCCGTCCGCGAGGAACGACAAGAACATCCGTACAGATGCGCGTTTGTTAAAGTATCCTTTTTCCATTGATTCAACATTTATCTCAGTAATCGTATAGCCGCCGCCAACCGTTGAAGAGTTGACCTTGCTGTAATCCCGCAGGACACCTTGTACGGCATCCGTCATTATGTTAAGCTGTTCATTTGCTTTGGATGGAGTCACGCCGGAGAGCGGTGTTAAAATCAATCTGAATGTCTGCCGGGCTGAATCAAAGCAAGTGGTTCCATCGTCAAGCCGGGTATTCTCCGTGACCCATTGAATCAGAACGATATAAACCTTCGTACCAGCTGCACAGTTCACGCTCTCGTCATTGGTAACGAGATAGGTTGCACCGAGTTCCGTCTGCAACACTGATGCAATGTTGTCTTCCCATGTAGTGTATTTGTCAGACACGGTCGCTCCCTAATACCTCGGCATAAAGCGACTGGAACTTATCAGCCGCGTAGTTATCTTCAGGCAGTACCGGCCTCTTCTCCCTACCGTCAGAATAGAATGCAAAATGCTCTGCATATGCTTCTGATCTGCCTCCAACTCCGGTAATGGATTCGCCCTTCGTAAAGTTCTCTTCGCCACCGACTGATTCTTTCATCTTGCCGGTGAACACTCCAGTTTCTCGCGCGGCCCCGACTCTCGTTTTGTATTCGGCCCACTGCTGAGTCAGACCAAACCACATCTCTCCCCCCGGCTGCCCCTGCCCTGAACTGGTAAACGCTTTCTGCATCTCCCGCACAGACCATGCCGTGAAACTCGAAAGCGTCCAACGATTCCGGCGTTCCATGCCTTGGGGAGTCAACCGAAGCTCATAGAAGACGCTGGTGATGCTTGGCTTCAGTTTAACGGTTGCCTGTACACTCACTGTTACACCTCGTATCCATCGTAGTCAGCGTTCACCGGGTCGCCGTTCTCCCACGTTACCGGGTCAGTCAGGTCCATGCCAACCTCGCGGTCATCGTCAATAATGCCTTCGCGGTCAGCAGTGGGAGGAACAACATCATCACCCGTGCCGGAATTGCTTAAACCGAGATCCCCGGCGCAGAGCTTTTCCAACCACTTTTCACACCAATTACGCCGAGCTTTGTAAGTGTTCTCGTTCGCGCCCGACATGGTGGACGTGCCGCCCCCGTCCATGAGATCGAGAGCGGCAAGTCGGATGTTCAACAGAACGAGCAGGTCATACACGGCACCGGCAACGACAGCTGCTTCAAGGGTAGAAACGGCATAGCCTCCAGAGTACAAGCAGGATGTTATCTGATCCGCAGTCGCATTAAGCGAGAGGGTTATCAGCGGGTCGCCTGTGTTCGCGAGGTTCACCTGGTTTTCCTTGAACTGTGCCAGCGTTGCCCATGCCATGATGATGCTCCTTCTCTATCAGGTCAGGGGAGTTGCAATGTAAACGCAGGCGGTCTTGTCAACTACGACAAGGTCCCTGCAGTCTCTCACTTCAACAGCCATGCCCTGAGGATCATTGATGCTCCAGCCCCTTGACTGAGACAGCTTCGGGATGTAGGGAGTGCTGGCCCATGAGGGTGCGAACATACTCATGTTCTGAGGCTTGTGGAATACCCAGAACTTGTTGGCAGCGATAACCTTTGCGCCCACGGAAGTGTCGCCGGGCTTGGCACTGTCATAACCTGCACGCATAACGCGCAGCTCACTCAGGCCGAGGAAGTCAGCGACTTCGGGAAGGCTTGCCATTGCGATGGAGCCGCCGCCTGCCCTGAGAGAAGCAACGTGCCTTCTCAGGAACAGTGCAACGTCACGGGTGCAGAGACCGTAGCCGGGTATCCGGTTGATCGCATCGTCGATGGTGCTGATGGCAGTCGCAACGTCCTCGGCAGGATCGCCGCCGGTTGTATCCCAGCGGGTTGTGGGGGCAGACTGTGCGGTCACGCTGTTGGTTGTATCCACCAGCATGGTTGCGATTTCGCGCTCACGCTCAATCTGCATTGCCTCGGCAACAGAGAGGGAGAGAGAAGATGCACGAAGCAGTCCGGTGTTGTCGAACACTTCAAGCTCGTAGGGGAGGTCTGCACGCTTCCTGTAAACCTCACACTCGAACTCAGTAGTGCTGATGTCGTAATCAACCTTCGGCGAGGGAGCGAAGGGGCTGACCTTACCACTGATGTCCTTCTGGTTAAACCTTCCGAATCTGGGAAGGTATCCGGTCTTTTCAGGGACGGAGATCCTCGGGGCAACGTAGTCAGCGATCCACTGACTCGGCCCGTTCCTGTAATCGTCAACAGCTCTGGTGATGGCCTTGTTGAGCTGGACGGTACTTACTGCTACGCTCATTTATGCCACCCCCTTAAACGCTGAGGGTGAACACGCCACCCACACGAACGAGGATCTTGCCTGTGCCTGATGCGAGCGCACCGAGGGCAACAGCGTTGATAACATCGGTATCAGTAGCGGCCTTGATGCCAACGCCACCGGTTGTGGGATCAAGCCCGTCACCGACAGCAATAGCAGTTGTGCCGTCACAAGAAAGTAGTGCAAGTCCAATGAACTTGACGCTGGTCTGACCGCCTGCGCTTGCGGTCTCCATGCAGATGCCTACATTAAGAGCGCCAGCGGTAGCGGTGGTTGCAACGCCGGTGTCAGCACTGTAAGCGACAAAGGTTCCCTCTGTCACTCCGCCAGTACCGGCAGTCGCCTTGATCGTGCCATACTCATATTCTTTGGCAGGCACGGTTGAGTAAGCCATTATGCCTCCTTACTGGGCAAAAACCCGTTCAAGGGCCTGAGCCATTGGAATGTTTTCATCCTTGCAAAGTTTCTCAGCAGCTTCCAGCTTTCTGTCGGCTTCGTCCTTCTCTTCTCCGCCCACATCCGGCTTGCCTTCGCCAGCGTGCAGCTTCTGCTCTTCAGCGGTCATGTCGGGCAGCACCTTGTCAAGAGTGGCGATAAGTGCCCTCTTAGCGTCTGCACCTTCACATGCCTCGATTTCAGCCTTTGCCCCTTCGCGTACGCCGGGGAGCTTTCTGTTGAGCATCGTTTCTGCTTCGGTCTCTGCTGCAGCAATAGCAGCCTCCTGCTCTCTCTGCTCGTTTGCAGTCCTGAGCTTGTCGCGCTCCTGTTCAGCCGCAGTGAGCTTGCTGGAAAGCTCGGTTTTCTCGGCTTCAAGCGCGGAAACCTTACTGGTGAGGTCCGTCACCTGCTTGGTCAGTTCTTCGATGGTCATGGTATCCTGCCCCCTTTCTTTGGGACTCACGCCCCCTTTAGGGGCTGTTTCCTGTGCGTAAAGTCGCACTGGTTTAATGTTCCTATCTTTAGCCGCAAGCATGGGTTCGCCGGGAGGAATAGCAGGCTGTTCACCGGCAGGGAGTACAGCCCATGCGGTAGGCCAGTATGCAAACGTTTTGCCGCCGGTATAAGCGTCTGACTTGTAATCTCTGATTGCTTCCATGCTGAGACCAGAAGTGCCTTCGCGGATACCTGCAATGACCCACCATCCTCCAACAAGAACCGCCCGCATCACATCATCTTCTACTCTTGCAGCTGGCATTACGCCAACGCTCTCCGTAGAACCGTGACCATCGATCAGTGCAACCGGCTGCCCAAGTCCGTAAAGCATGTTAACTGCTTCGGTCATTTCTTCGACCTGCGCTTTATCCACTTCGAACTTACCACCTACTGAAGCGTGGTAAACGCCCGGCCTCATTGCTGGATAATCAAAGAGAACCTCTGAATACAACTCAGATTGCGCTCTCTTTATCACGGTCCAAGCCACAGCTGAACACTGCTCCTCGCTGTATCCATAGGTTTCCGTTTTGTTAGCCCAATCTACCCACAGGTCCTGAAGGTCTGCATCCAGCTTTTTAACCTCTTCGGGTATATTTGTGAGCATGTCGAATGGCATCACACACCTCCGAATCCCTGTTGTATTTCACCCATTGCCTTCGCATCAGCTATCAGTTTGCTTGACTCGTTATCGCTCAAGAACTCCCCGCCGCTTTCCGATGTCCACGGTTTTTCGCCTGACATCACCGGAATGAGCTGTGACCGGCAGTTGTAGTGTAAAGGCGGCTGCGGAAGTGAACTGTCATCGGCTGCGAATGCCTTGCCGTCCAACGACTGACAGATGTCAGTTGTCCTGCTGTCAATTATCGCAGCGAACACGTAGCCGATGATTGAGCCCGGCTTGCGTCCTGTCGGGTCCGTGACCTTGGCAAACAGTGACATCCGCGCTTCGTTGTAGGCTGAAGCGAGGGAAGTGTTGATAATGGTAGTTGCAAGCCCCGGACGGAATGCGCTGCCAAAACGGAGCATCTCTTCTATTTCCTTGTAAATCTCTGCTGACGATTTCGTACCGCCAACTGCGTTCTGCAGCATCCGGTAGATTGCAGATCCGATCTCACCGTACTTCTCTTCGAGCAGGATACGAGCATTGATGTCCAGTGACTTCAGTACCGCAGCGGGAGTGAATCCGGCAGCGGCTTCAAGTGCCTTAACGGGAACCATCCGCTCCGCGTGTTTGTTACCGAGTTCGTAACCGGATTTCAGTGCGGCATTGAGGCTCTTTCGCATATTGCTGGATTTGTACTTCGCAGTGTCGCGGGAGATTTCGTACAGCTTCGACAGGTCCGTGACCTTCCAACCATTCAGGCCGGGATTGAACACCTGACCGCTGAGTTTCTTCATTATGTCGGGTACGATGTTCTGCCATGTCTCTGACAAGTCTTCCGCACCGGTATCAATCGCCTTGACCAGTTCCTTGTCGTTCTTATTTATGTCGGTCTTGCTTCTGCCAGTTGGAGCCTTGGCGTGGATAATGGATTCTGAAGCGGTGACGGGTTCAGGTTCTACCTGTTGCGGTTCTGTCGTTACCGCCGATTCGTCCACTTCAACGCCGAGAGTTCTGAGCATTTCCCGCTGGTCAACGTCCGGGATCTCAACAGTTATTACCTGCTTCTGCTTAAGATCACCGATTACCTTGTAACGTTCCATCTTGCTGCTTGCATCCTCTGGTATTCCCGCAACTATCTTCGGCGCAGGTCCGTCAAACCCGTTTTCCCGCAATATCCACGGGACAAGCTGTTCTGAGATCGCCTCCATGAACGCGTTACCGATTGCCCTCATTCGGGCTTGTACGTTGCTCTGAGATGCAAGACGACTGGCATAGCTTCCCTGGTCCTGTGCGGAATAAGCGCTGTCACCGTAGATGCCTTCAAGTATCTGCCGGTCCATTTCCTGAATGAACTCGATGAAGTGACCGCCGGTGCCGGAGCCGGGTTTTTGCACTTCAACTTCCCAGTCCTTCAGCACAGCCATTGACTGCAATGAAGCTATTTTACGCATAGTACCCTGAGCGTCCTGCAACTGCTTCTTTGTTGCCTTGTCATCACCAGCATTCGGCAAGTGCGCTATCCTCAAACCGCTGGCATTGGTAGCAAAGAACAGCCCGGCAATGCGGAGTATCTTCTGCTTGTACTTCCACGGGTCATAGACCGAGTTGAGCATGGATCTACCCCAGCGGTTATTCGGAGAGCCGTTCAGAGCCCAATAAATAACCTCGCTGGGTAGCGCCGAGTTGCCGCCGTAAGAAGCGCCCTGATTGAACTGCTTAATATTCCCAAAACGGTCCACGTCAATACCGTTCACTGCTTCGATGAAAGATTGTGTAGGTTTCACGTTCAGAGAGTGTATGCCCTTGACTGAACCGAACTCAGGAAGCGTCATGATCTGAAAATCAGGCTCGGAAATAGATGGCCCGGTGACAACTGCTTCTCTGAGCATCTGCCGAAACACGTCCAGCGTGGAGCCGGGAATAGCCGCAAGAATAGCGTCAACGAACTCGGCATTGCGCACGGCCTTATCGGAAGTGTCGTATGGTTCGCTCTGCGGCACATCCGGGATCATCAGCGTAATAGCACCCTCGACGCCGCTCGACACCTTCGGGTCTCGAAACATCTCCCAGTACCCGTCTGCGCCCTTATTGTCCAGTATCTCATCTTCGGGGCCATTATAGACGGTGGTCATTATCTCAACAGAACTCAGTCGCGATTCTTTTCCTTGCGCGGCCTTGATGATGTTGTGGAATCTTTCCTTAATGGGAACAGCCATGACACCTCCCTAGTGTTGCAATTATGCAACGGTTGACTAAGAAGCGTCAAGTTTATGACGGATTCGGGTTTACCAGTCGTTAAAATCCTGACCGTCTGAGTAGATTGAGGCGGCATCACCGATTGGGAGGCCGCGCACGGGTGGGCGTAACCAATAGCCGTATGCAACTGCATCCGATTCATCGGGACTGAAACCTGTTATGTCCTTTACTTTGTCCTTGCTCATCAGCTTGATACCGCCGCTGGTCGGTGTCCACCTCTGAGCCATGAGACACGCTCTGAGCCGCTTGTCATTCGGCAGGGCAATCAAGTCCTTCTCCATCAGTTGCCGGAGATTCCAGTACACCGCAGCGCGCAGGTTAACGCACTTGAGCCCACTTGCTTCATCAGTGAACGGTACTTCTTTGCCGTACTCTTCGACAAGTGCTTTTGCGGACCCGGCAATAGGGATCACATTGTAGCCCTTGCTCCGAAGGATGTCCACTGGGCTGGAACCAACACCGATCACATCAACGCCCACCTGCAAGTCACCGGGGTCGTATCTGCCGTATACCAGCTTTGCCACGTCATCACCCTCAGGAGTCAATCTGCCGGGAACCTTCACCAGATCCCCGCACGCTCCGTCTACATGAATCGGAGCCAGCACAGTTGTGTCCTTGCCACCCCTTGCAACGTCCAGCCCGATACGGTTCAGCGCGGCAATGCTGTGGTTATCCTTCGCCATTGCTCGGTCTATCCATGCTGTCGGAATAACTTGCCACGGGTCGCCATCTGAAGTTGCCGAGAAATCGCCTTTCAAAAGCTGCGAACGGAAAGGCTCCGGCATTGACTGCAGTACCGCCCGATAGTTCGTGTCATTCAGGTACGGATTGTCAGACAGCTTGGCGGGGATGAATGAGCGAGACAGGGGTCGTATTTCTTCACCGTTGTGGACGAAAGATTCTCCGCTCTTACATTCAGTCTCTTCGCCGTCAATGGTGGCATACCATCTCAGTTCACCGGGTTCTGCCGGGTTAGGGTGGCTGAACTTCTCGGGATGGAGATATGCCAGCCACGGGAGGAAAAAGTCAACTATCCACCCACCAGCTTCATCTGTCGGCGGGTTGAACGTCAATACCACTCTACAGCGCTGGCCCTTAACAGTAGACCGCAACCATGCAATGATGAACATAACCTGCGACAAGGTGAACTCGGTTGCTTCATCAAAAGCATAAAAGTCGCGAGGCCGCCCTCGCTGCTTTTCCTTGTCCTTCTCGTATTGGCAGGCTTCGAACTCGAGCGACCTGTTCCCTGGTATTGCCCATTTGTGGTTAGATCCGTTGTAGGAACATTGCTCTCCGCTTAATATCTCCTTGCTTCTATCAATCATCCCTGCGAGGTTTGGGAACACTCGCCTGAAAATAACAGACCTTCGTTGAACAGTCGAAGCTAGACCTAGAACCAGATCAGACTTCCCGCCACCCGCAGCACCGCCATAGCCGAGGATGTCCGCCTTGCTGTGGTACGCTTCCGTTTGCGGTCCGGGATTGGGTTCCCAGTCTACCGTGAACTCATTCGCTTTCGAGTTGCTGCACAGCTCCCTCTCCAGTTTCTTGGCGAATACCGAAAGAGGACGCGAAGCGATGAGCGATGCGCTCGACTGCCTCTGGATCTCTCACCTCCTCGCTTATTATTCTGGAAATTTCAGCTAACCCGATTTCCATTTCCTTTGTGGTCAAAATTTCTTGCTTGTCGCGCCAATACACTGGCTGTCTGTTCTTGAGCCAAAAGATGCAAGCGGTAGTGTCTGGTGGGGCGCGTTTCGTAAGCTCAACCACCTCCACTCTCTCTTCTTCCTTCAGACGCTTACCATTCTCGTAGATAACAGTACGAAGCTTGACTTCTTTCTGTTCAATCCACTCAGCCCCCTTTGCTCTTCCGTAAAGGGCATCAACAACTTCTGAGTCTGCTGGCTGTTTGCCTTTTTTTAAGGACTCAAAGAAGGAAGGGTGTGAATGTTTCCAGTTATTGATAGTCTGTTCAGTCACACCGAAGAAGATTGCAAGTTGCTTGTCGGTCATTCCGAGAAGGGCGAGCTTGTATGCTTGCTCGTCAAAGTCGGGCTGATACTTGCTGGGCGCTCCCATATTACCTCCTAATACCGTTGCAAATATGCAACGCTATCATCGGCCCGTCAAACATTGATGCTTTTCAACTTGCCCCACAGCCATTTCCAGAAAAAGAAACATTCCTCGTCCGGTTTACTCCTGGTATCCCTTATCACCCTTATCGGAGGAGGCAGGGGTTTTTCCATTTCCCTACCTCCCCGTCAAAACCACGCCCACAGTTCGGTATCCCCCGGCGGTGCGACATCTGAGGCTACCACTTTATACCCCCTGAGTATACACACGGAAGCAGTGGTATTCACACCGTGCTTTGTCATGGATACCTGGAGCTGTGTACCTTCCGGGAGCACGACAGTCTCTGAGAAGGGCATTGCCACATCAGTGAGTATCACGCTGGTGCTATCGGTGTCTCGGTAGCTTACGAAGTTGGCTATCGGCTCATTTGATGTGCAGACGTAAGTTATTATCTGCAGTCCGGAATCTGTTTCTGACGGTTCGGTAACTTTGTTCCCGCAGGCCAGTAGTGCGACCAGCACCAGCAGTCCTGCCATGAGTTTTGTTGATGGTCTCATTTTTCCTCCTTTTTCTCCTTGACTATGCTGTCTGCATAGTGCTTCCAATTATACTCATTAGATGGATTCATCCAACATACTTCGCCATCATAGCCAAACCCGTAACCACTCTGAGGGTCCGAATCTTCCTCTTCGAGTTCCATCAAGAACGGTGAACTACAACAGCCACAACCGCCGATAATGACTCCCGTTTCTCTTGTGAGCTTTTCCAGCCCGATCAAGAACGCTCGTTCCTTCTGTTCGTCAACTCTCATCCTTGACCTCCCGTTCATCGGTGAACTCATCGAATGTCAGGGTGCGCTTGCAGATTTGGAGCTTTGTACGGCCTGTGGGACCGAAACATCGAACCCCGCTTTTCTCCCAAAAAAGAAGTTTCCAGAAGCTGGTGGGCTTCGGTTTCTTGATTGTCATAAAAGCCATGTCTCGGCGCGGCTCCCTGAACAGCGGACACCAGTCGCCGCATGAAACTCCTTCCTGATTCCACGGACAAAGCTTCCCTTTCTTATCGCCTGCCCTGTCTATCCACAGGTTCCCGTGTTTATCAATTCCGCCCTTCATCACTCCCCCTCCTTGTCGTGTACGGAGCCGAGGCGGGTAAGGTTGCCTCGGACCATTCCATCTGCTTCCTGCATTGCTTTCCTGTGTCGCTCCTGTTCCGGTGTCGGTGCTGGGACATAGAATCGCCACGGCAGGGTTTCGTGCCTGAACAGTATCTCTCTCATGACTCCTCCCTCTCTGGTGGGGTGGTGAG